TGGTGCCTGGTCGTGATGTCCAGATATTTAATGATCCAGGACAACAGGGCGATACCGACCAGCGATGGACCACCTGGACCAAGCCTCGCGGTTTGTCGATGGCCCATATCTTCATGTGGGCCGGTGGAGGAGGCGGCGGCAAAGGTTTAGCGGGTATCGCCGGCGGGGCCCGAGGCGGTGGAGGTGGTGGCGGCGGCTCTGGCCAGAGTGTCATCGTGATTCCGCTTGAATTTTTACCTGATAAATTATTTTTATTTGTCGGAAAGGGAGGCGAAGGCGCGTTTGATCCCTCCACGGCCGCCACCGCCGGGTCATCATCATTTGTGGCCATTCATCCAGAACAGCAAGCCGTGAATATGGTCGGCAATGCCTTAGGTGGTGGTGCAGGATCGAACGGATCAGGTGCAGGCAACGCGGCCGCAGGCACAGGCGGTGCCCTGGCCAGCATACAGAATAATATGCCGTTGGTGGGATTAGGGCACGTTCAATTATTAGCTGGTCAAACGGGTTCAACCGGAGGCAGTCCCACGACTGCGGGTACGGCGCTTGCGCTCCCTGTGACAGGCCTCCTCTGTATGGGAGGGACCGGCGGAGGTGGAGTCACCGTGACCACCAATTTTGCTGGAGGTGCCATTACCGCGATTACTGGTTCACTCCTGTCACAAAATGCCCCAGCGGCCGCGCCAGCGGGACCCGATGGCCATGGCTCAAGTGCGATGCTCTGGAAACCATTCTTCTCATTTTCTGGTATGGGAGGATCATCCAGTGACTCCGTGATCCCCTCAGGTAACGGAGGCAATGCCTTCTATGGCAGCGGTGGAGGTGGAGGTGGAGGCGGCATCGGCAATGCCCTCGTACAGAATTCCCCAGGTGGCGCCGGTGGAGTCGGACTCATCATTATAAGCTGTTGGTAAAGGATAAATAGAGATATGGCACACCCAAATTCACGCGCAACATTCAAAGAATACTGTCTCCGCAAACTCGGCAAGCCCGTGATCGATATCAACTTGGATGAAGACCAAATCGATGATCGCATTGACCAGGCCCTTCAGTTTTGGTATGATTATCATTTCGACGGCTCCTCAAAGGTCTTTATCAAGCACGCCATCACACAAGAGGATGCCGATAGACGATGGATCTATGTGCCTGACAATCTGATTGGCATCACAGGCATCATTCCGTTCGATCAATCCAGTTCATCCACCAATATGTTCGATCTCCGGTATCAACTCCGTCTCCACGATCTCTATGATTTTACCAGTGTCTCGTATGTGTCCTATGAAATCACGATGCAGCATCTTCGCACCTTGAATCTGTTGTTCTCTGGGACACCACAGTTTCGATTCAATCGGCATGGTTCCCGTTTGAAACTGGATGTGGATTGGGTCCGTGATACCCCCGTCGGTACCTGGGTCATCATCGAAGGCTATGTGGCCACCCTACCCGATAATCGGACCTTGACAGGCACGATCTCCACGACCTTAGGCTCCAATGTCTATACAGGCGCCAATACGATCTTCGATCAAGAACTGGCCATTGACGATGAACTCACGGTGATTGGGGTCTCTAATACCACGGTCCGAGTCACGGCCGTGAACTCCTCCAATTCCATCAATGTCTCGGCGAATTATGCCACGACCAATACGGGATTGACAGGTATCGTCTCAGGAAATTCAGATGTCTGGGATGATCGATTCTTGAAACTCTATGCCACGGCGTTGCTCAAGAAACAATGGGGTGCCAATCTCAAGAAATTCACAGGCATTCAGATGCCAGGCGGGATTACCTTGAATGGACAAGTCATCTTTGACGAAGCCAAAGAAGAAATCAAAGAACTCGAAGACGAGATGATTTCGATGAATACATTGCCGGGGGAAATGTTCTTAGGATAAGGAAACATATGAAAACATTTACACAACACATTAATGAATCCAAGAAGAAACTCAATGGTCTGAATGTCTCTAGTCTTGAAGATTTTCTGACCGAGTCGTTCTTGGCTGAAACACCATTCCTGGGTGCCACGATGCGTCCGTTTCCGCATGATGAATTGCAGGCCTATCTCGGTCGTTCCAAGACCAAGACCAAGGTCCAGGGCGACAAGTATAAGATGCCCTATATCCATTCCAGCAACATCGAAGTCACTGGGGAAGAAGGGAAGCCTTATGATCTGGATGCCCTGAAGAAATCCATCACCCAGCGCCCTGCGCGGATTACCAAACAGAACGAGAAGATGCAGCATTCCGATGGGACGAGTAGCATCTTTTTCAATGTCGGTCTTCCTGCCCTGAAAGGTCTGGCCGTCAACGAAAAGACCGGGGAGTTTGTGATTGTGGATACCTGCCCAGGGGCCGGTGCCTGTAAGACCTACTGCTATGCTATGAAGGGCGGCTATGTTCAGTGGAAAGCCAGTTCCCTGGGTGTCACCCGGGTCTTGAATTTCTTGCTCAATGATCCTGATGGCTTCAAGCATCTCCTCTCGACCGAACTCCTGGATGCCGAACGCAAGTATTCCAAGAAGGGAACGAAAGTCGTGGTCCGCTGGCATGATGCCGGAGACTTCTTCAGCCCTGAGTATATGGAAGTGGCCTATTCAATTGCCCGACAGTTTCCGAATATCGATTTCTATGCCTATACCAAGATCGCCGCCGTGGCCCAATCCAACAAGCCTGTGAACTTCAAGATGAACTTTAGTCAGGGCGCCCAACCGTCACAAGAGAAGATGATTGACTTTGCGCGGACCAAGCATTCCAAGGTCGTCCAAAAAGACCTGTTCATGGATCTGATTGCTCGCAATGGTACCTCCCTGATTCGGGATGCCCAGGGGCGTATGCAGTTCCGTGATGCGGCCGCCCTGGAAGAATTCAAGCATCGCATGGCCCATAAGTATGCCTTACAAGTGGATACCATTATCACCTATGATGAGATGATGAAGATGCCAGTAGGTCCGACACCCCATTGGAATGTCTTGGTCTGGTCGGGGCATGGCGATGATTCTGCGAACCGTCATGATGTCATCGGGACCTATCTCTTGCTTCACTAAGGATCTATGGCCTATTCTGAGAAAGTTATTGACCATTTCACCCATCCCCGCAACATGGGGAGCTTCGACAAGTCACTCAAGGAAATTGGGACGGGCATGGTCGGGGCCCCTGAATGTGGGGATGTGATGAAACTTCAGATCAAGGTAGAGAACGATACGATTGTGGATGCCAAATTCAAAACCTTTGGCTGTGGATCGGCGATTGCGTCTTCCAGTCTGGCGACCGAATGGCTCAAAGGCAAAACGATTACAGAGGCCCTGGCCATCAAGAATACAGATATCGTGGAGGAACTCAATTTGCCCCCAGTGAAGATCCATTGTTCTGTGCTGGCAGAAGATGCGATTAAAGCGGCACTAGCCAATTATACCATGAAACAAGGGGCCTGATGATCACCATCTGGATCTTATGGGCCGTCCTCACGTTAGTCCATCCCACGGCCCAGGTCGTGCTCATGATGGATGAATTTGTGACTCCCACAGATTGCGAGACGGCATTGAAATCCTTGGGTTATGAACTGGCCGCTGCGGTGGAACATGAGAACATTGACCGAATTACCTTGACCTGTATCCCAGTAGGAACGAGACACTAATGGCCACGAATCCGTTTTTCAATTGGTATCCAGGGAATATCACCAACGAACAACTGTTGGTCGAAGACTTGGCCATTGAAGCCCTCCAGATCAACGGCATGGAAGTGTATTACATTCCTCGCGCCTCGGCTGGTGTGATCGATAAGCTCTATGGGGAAGATCAACTCAAGAAGTTTAGTGCGGCCTATAAAGTGGAAATGTACCTAGAAAACGTCACAGGGATGGACGGCGAAGGTGATTTCCTCTCCAAGTTCGGTCTCGAAATTCGTGACGAAGTGAGCGTCCTTGTTGCCAGGAGACGATTCCGTTTCACGGTCCCCAATCAGCTACGACCCAAGGAAGGGGATCTGGTCTACATTCCTCTCTTGGAAAATTTCTTTGAAATTACGTTTGTTGAGCATGAAAATAATCAGGCTGCGTTCTATACCTTAGGTCGTGGTCGGGGCAGCAATGTGGTCTTTTTTGCCTTGAAGCTGCGCCAATTCGTCTTTAACGAGGAACGTGTGGAAACTGGTATCTCAGAAATTGATGATCAAATAGTGGAGTCCTATAGACCGTTACTCCTGACAATGGGTGTTGGTGGTGTTGGGAACTATGATACCGGCAATACCGAGTACGTCTTTCAGGGTGCCAATTTGGCGTCGGCCTCGGCCTATGCAGAAGTCCTCAACTGGACCAATAGCACACGCAAACTAAATGTCATTCGTGTCCATGGTTCCTTTAGCGCGGGGGTGATCCTCAAGGGCAATACCTCAAACGCACAATGGAATGTGTCGACCACAGACTCCGATTCTCCATTGGATCAAATGTTCGAAGATTCCATTGATAATAAAGTCATCCAAACAGAAGCCAATACCATCCTAGACTTCTCTTCGACCAATCCCTTTGGTAGCCCGGGCACGGTGACCTAATGGAGCACAAAAATCTGGCCATGCCGGATGCCCCTTCAACGGATTTTATACCACCGAGTCTCCTCTTTCCTGCTGATAGAGTCGCGCCAACACCTGACAACACACCAACACCATGGCAGGAATTGGGCCCTGGCATCCAGGATAAATACCAACGCAAGGCCTTGTGGTTGATTAGGCACAGTCATGTCCTCAAACAGGATGCCGAAACATTGGCACAGGCCATCTATGACGGCAATCCTGCCATGCTCGTACCGTAAAGGATTCTATGTTTGGTCAACCATTTTTCAACGATTCTTTGCGAAAGTACGTGGTACTGTTTGCTACGTTGTTCAACAATATCTATCTGGTCAAGCGTGATGCGTTAGGGAATGAAGTCACCCGTTCCAAGGTACCGATTGCCTTTGGTCCCAAAGAAAAATGGTATGAGC